TTCAGTCTTTCCAACTTCTTCTTCAACCGTCTCGTCAACCGTTTCTTCTTCTATTGTGTCACCGCTATTAAAAAGGTCTGCGGCAATACTTTCCTGTGCTTCGTTCATGTCGAATTCGCTGTCAGCGTCATCCATTTGATATTCCTCTTGTGTACTCTAAGTCAACTCCTGTGGAGAGTTCCCGTTCTAACATTTCCTTCTTTTTAGAAGGCATAGATTCAAAAATAGAGTCAACGGTTTGATCGAGCTGTTTGTCTAACTTTAACTCCTCTTCTCGTTGGCGCTTTTTGAAATCATTCTTTAAAGAAGGTTCATAATCTACGCAGCCACTACGCTTCATGTCTTCCTTACGTTGTTTTTTTGAAGATATGTACTCACCTGTTGCTGGAGAGACATAGGAATCCCAACTTGCAATATCTGGGGAAATCATAGTTGGGACAGTTCTTCGTTTAGCAAGAACGCCGCATTCGCACATTTGGGGGTCGTTGTATTGAGAAACAGGGAGTATTTTGTCAAAACGATGCCCTTTTTCACATACGAATACATATACAGGCATCAGGAAACCTTTTTGTAGGTTTGTTCGATGCGTGAGATGGACTTATCGACCAAAGATTGTAGTTTTTGCTGCTCTTTTTGCATAATAGATTCAATTTCGGTCACAATAGTTGTCTTTTCCATCTCATCCTTCATTTTCATAAGGTCTTCTCGGTGTTTTTGTTCAAGCTTTGCCATTTCCCGTTCAAATTTGAGTTGTTGTTTTTCCACTTCCAGTTTTTGCTCTTCCTGACGAATTTTTTCCTGCTCTTTCTGGATTTGTTGCTGCCCTTGTTCGATTTGTTTTTGTTGCTGTTGGATCTGCTGTTGAATTTGAGGGGGAATTTGAGGCTGCTGCTGTTTCATTGACTTTAATTCGTCTTCAACCTCCCTTCCGAATCTAAAGCGTTTCATCACTGCTAAAATAATGGATTTTTTCGCCTCAAACGGTATATCCGGGGAGTTTGAAAGCCCAGCCATGACCTGGCCTAACGCATTCATAAACTCGCCTACCATTTGTTTATCTTCGGTAGCCTCTACATCAAGAGTAGAGTTGGTCTCAATGTCTAACCGATAGCTTCTTTGAAAGTCGTCCTGCAAAACATCGATAATTTCCGCCCATGATGGGCTTTGTGCGGCCTGAACAAGCTCTTGAGGCGGCTCAAATGGCTCCGGCTGCATTCCCTGTTGTTGTGCGGTCATCACTTGCTGTTGATGCTGCTCTTGCATGGCTTTTAGCTGACCTTGCGCCTTTTCCTTTTCCTTTTTTGTCGGATAGGGGAGCATGGTCATTTTCTTCCATGTCTCTTCAGAGAACTTTGTAGAAGCAACCTCTAACATTAACTTCATAACATCTAACGCATAGCGTTGGACTTCTTTTTGAAGTCTTTTTAACCGCATTGTCCCCCATGATTCCTTGATTTTCTGGGCTCCAAGGGTTTCAGAAGCAACGCTTTGACCTCTAACAATATCGGATATGCCGGTGATTTCGTAAATAACGGATTTACATGACTCACGTGCCTGATAGAGCTGCTGGAGGACGATGATTAATTTATCGACCGGCCAGAACCAGATGGATTTATCCAGCCCTCCATCCATCAGAGATCCGGTATCGTCGGTAGGCACGAAGGCATTGTCTGCTTCTGCAAACATGTTCTCCAGTTCTTCACCAAGGTTTCCTGCGTAAATTCCCCTGGCTTTGATCGCGTCTACCATTTTGTTGATCCGACCCTGGATTTTATTAAGTTCTTCGGCCTGATTCTCGTATAAGGTATAGAGGGCAGTTGGTACGAGATCTGACGGCTTCTTAACAAACTGGACTGGTTTTGGGCAGTTGAAAAAACCTGTTAGACTTAAAGGGTCTTCATCTTCCTTCAATACCCCTTCTTTATACTGAGGGGAGATATACTTGATAGTGCGGTCTTTTTTTACCCATATTTGATAAATAAGGGCTGTTTTTTTCTTCCCTTTCTTTTCTTCCCTTTTTTCGTCCTCCTCCTCTTCGCCCTCCATAAAGACAAGGTCTCCTACCTTCTCAGGGAAAAGGTCTTTACACTCGTCCTCGTCAAGGTATTCTTCATAGGCTACCCACGGGACACGAGACCATTTCTTTGCGTAACCGTAGTAAACCCGCTTCCAGTCTCTTACGTCTGGACAGACGGTTTCCCATGTAACGTCATCGTCTGATTCATACTTAACAGAACAGTTCCCTCTTCCTGGAAGGAGGCCGTCTAAAGTAACGTCTTCCATTGCATCCGAGAAAGAGTCGTATTCGTCAATATCCGTATCTAAAAGGTACTCTAGACAGCGTGTACCGGCCTCTGCCGCGATCTTGCCTAAAGGGTCGTCATCTTTAAACCGTCTAGTTATGACGGGTTTTGGGAGGTCTGAGAAAAGCGCAGGAAGGAGGGTTTCGGTGTTCGAGTAGAGGATGTTAAAAGGCGTCTTTTCTCCTTGATACGTTTTGAGAATCTTATCCCCATTCTTACGAAAGTCTTTCTCCCTCTTTTTTGCTTCTTTTATCTCATCTAACCAGTAACGGACTTCATCCATAGCGTTCTCTTCGTTTCTTCTTTAGGTGGGCTTTCTTTAGATCGCCGAAACTGACGTTAACGACGTTTCCAGCGGAGAATTTCTCATTTTGACTCATTGGCGTAGACTGAGGAACGCTTTGCCTCCATGAGAGAGACAGGTATCTAAAAGCATCTGCCGGATGAGAATGCTCATCATGGACCGGCTCATCAGAAAACTTCCTAGCCGCTTCGTCGTATTTTCGATGGTAAGACTTTAAATGCTCAAGACCAATACCGCATTTCTCGCTATCAAAAAAACACCTTGGGAAGGTAGCTCTAGCCGCCTGAATGCCTTTATCTCGACCCATATTGGGAACAAGAGCAAATTGCCCTACATCTTCCGCTATAAGCTGCTGAAGGATTGACTTACCCCCCATACCCAGCCTTTTTGGTTTCGCGTCGTGAGGAAGCCAATGAGTCTTATAGGTGTATTTTTTATCCCTTAATACTTGGGCGTAAAAAGGGATTTCTTTGAAATTATCCTGATAAAAGTCAATAATTCTTAATTCGTTTGCAATAATCTGGTAAAACCAGATAGATGTTGCGTCATCTCTACCTAAATCCCATGCGGTAAATACGGGATAGGTATTATCATAAGGGACGCTGGTGACTTGGCCTCTTTGAACGATTTTTGCAATGTCTTCGCCCCAGACAGACCCAGGAATAGCCGCCTCAAAAGAGCAATAGTATTCCTGTAGCCAGATGGCTTTACCAAAGACCTCTCCATGCTGAGCCTGAAGCCTTTTCAGCTCACCCAAAAGCTGTTCTTGAGTAAAAACCCCTGTTTGGTCTACGGTGAGGATTTCACCAAACCAGTCTTTTTCTGAAATGGCGTCATCAACAATAGCTTTAAAATGATTCTTGCCTCTGGGGGTGCCATTGAAAATGGCCCATCCGTTGTTTTCTAAAAGAATGGGGCTTAGAAAACCCCATGAGTTGGGATTCGATAGAGAGTACTCAGAGTAAGTTATTCCGTATGGAGTTGACCCTACCAATGCGTTATAATTATCAGACCCCATTAATTGGAAAGTAGACCCATTTATGGTCTCAATCTTCATTTCCTGGTTTAGCTTATTCTTTATAATCTCAGACGGGAATGCCTCGTCAATCCTCTTCACCCCTGTATGGGGATTGACCGCATCCCACACCGCCTTCCGGCACTGGTTGTACTCAGGAAGCATGTACCAGTAGTTCCCAACATGCTCAAATAACGCGCAAGCATTATGGTTCAACATTACCGCGTCTTTCCCAGAGCGACGATGCCAACAGGCTACCGCTCTCTTGCCTCCGTCCCCTAAGTAGTTCCAGAGAGGCTTCTGATAGTCACGGGGAGACCAATTGTTTGGAAGGGAGATATTCAAGAGTTAAATCCCCGTCCTTTGGGAGCCAATAAAAATGAGTGGCGTTTTGTTCAATATAATCCGCCAATTTAGAGGAATACCAAAACCATTCTCCATGGGTTCTATATAAATCAAAAATGCCATGAATTTCTTTTTCTCTTTTTGAGCTGCCAGAATGGGTAGCAAGGATTATCAATTTTACCGGGCAACCAATTTGAAAAGCCGCCAATCGACTCTCGGCAGAGTATCGAGTATACCCTATCTTTATCGGCCCACCATCCTTAGCCTGAATATAGTAAATCATGGCCGCACCCGGTTGTATTCAACCAGAAGCTCTAAATACGCTATGGCGTACTGAGGAGCGACTCCATTCCATTTCGAGACAGCATTGGGGGTTATTCCTAATCTTCGGGAAAGTTCGGCTTTGGTGATTCCGGCCCGTTTAAGTAGTAAATCTAGCATACATCCTCCGAGAGAGTTACATCAACAGTGGATATAGTTGCATATTGCTACTACTTAATCAAGTTATGGCTTGAGATTATTCCTTAAAATCGTGTGAGGTGTGAATGTGGCATATGACACCCATCCATCATCACCCCCGCCTGCCGACAACCACCCCCCCCTAACTACCTCACTAGACGCTCTCAGACCTCGCTAGAAGCCCTTATTAGGCGCTAACTCTTTGAAGTAATGGGGTAGGTAGGGGTAGATGGAGATCGTGGTTTAGAGAGCGTTACAGGCAGCTCTGGCTCTGAATGGACATGCTTAGCATGTCTCCGCCATACTTGCGTCGCACCTTCCAGAGCAGGTTAGTCATTATCAATTGTGAGCTTGTTGTCATTGACTTCTATCTCTGTACTACCACGATTAATGGTGACATTGACGCTAACTCCTTGTTTATCTTGGGAATCTGTCCACCTGGAGCGTTGCCTATTCATGAGCCAGAACTGAATTGCTTTGGTGTCTGCTTTCATAGAATCACCATCTCCTGTGGCTTTCTTGTACAAACTAGTGACAACTTCAGTGTCTGCTAACTCTTTACCTTGATAAACGGACTCCATTAATTCTGGGTAAGTTTGTTTCCATAAATTAAATGTGGATACAGCAATGCCTAGTGTCTTGCATATCTCTTTATCTGTCATACCTAGTAAGCATAGTCCTTTGACCCTTTCCGGGATATCGGGAGTATATAGTGTGGGCCTTCCAGCGCCTTCAGTTAGTGCTTGTCCCATGGTTCACCTGTATTAGTTTCTTTTATCCTCGTCATTAAATCTTTTCATTGGATATTTATCTAGTTGTGCCCGATAATTCATTTAACGAAACGGAGGAAATATTTATGAATTGCTATCGTGTTTATTTCGCTTTCGGTGACGATCAAGAAACTGACTGTCGTTGCAAGCTTGTCGATGCCGAATCAGTGCAAGATGCCGTTAATCAGGTTGCGTCTAGCCTTGCCGATAACCCAGAAGGTTTCATTATTGGTAATATTGAATGTTTATCTAGTTAGGGACAATACTTTAGTTAACCAAGGAGATATTAAAATGATTAAATTTGCTGACAAAGTGCACACTCCAAAACAAAGGGCTCAGGCTGATATATTAGCGTCCCTTGGGTCTGCTTGGGCGTCTGTCGAGAATGATGACGATATGACAGACAGGGAGAAAGCGCTTGTTCTTGAGCAGCTTGACAAGCAGATGTCACGCATTGAAAAGATGTTCGGTTACGTTCCCGGCTCTTGGATGCGCGGATATTAATACTTAACCAAGGAGGTAATTATGCAAGCACACAACTTATCTAATAATGATTATCTGGAGTTTGATCCCGGCACTACCCCTGAATATGCGGTCGCTTATGGTTATTTCGCAAGCAATAACATGACTTCGCAATTCTTTGCAATGAACCAAGATGGTGACACATCATGGAAAAGCAAGTTGATTTATGGCGAAAAATCAGTCTCTATGGGTGATTGGGCCGCTATTATTTAGCCTATCCACTGTAGCGCCTTGCGGGGCGTTATAGGGAAAAAGTTAATACTTAACTAAAGGGGATATATTATGAAAATCACCAATACATACAAAGGATATACAGGGGCTGAATTACTGGCTATGACTCACGACGACAACCCAATGGTCGATGTTGACGGGACTATATTACAGGTTCTGCCCGGCACCCTCCCTTTTGTTAATCGCTGGGAGATTAGCTCGGTTGACGACGCTACCCATGTCAGCGTTAAAAGCCGATTTGACACTGTCATTGTCCGCATATAACTATATAGGGGTATTTATTATGGATATTAAAACAAATATGCAACATATGGACAGGTACGACGCAAAAAAAATATCTGTCGCGGAAAGTATTAAAAGCTCTCATAAATTAAGTATTGCCAGTCAAGTTAAAGGCAATATTAATTATATACTCAACCGGCCATCCCAAGTCAAAAAGGATACTATTTTATAATCAATCTATACCCATTCTATGAGTGGGTATATGTGGATTCCCATAGACCTATTAACTAACTAAAGGATATATGATTATGAATAAAAGAACTATCAAACGCTTATGGCTGATGTGGAAAAAAAGTCAGGATTCAACCATATTTTATATTGTTAGTCTTGAGCTTATCCAGTATCAAAAAAATCAATAAAATGTATCAATTTTACCCAATTATGATACACAAGATTATTTGTCTATCTAAAGGAGATATGATTATGAAAAATAGGTATTTATTTGTTTTCCTTGTTCGCGAAAATGGCGAATTGCTAGAAAAATATCACGAAACTAAAGAATTATTAAGTAAAACCATTGCAAGTAACCAAGGGAAACAAATCGCCAAAAATAATGGCTGGAGACTATTCTCTGTCAGGCCCGTTATTTAGCGTATCACTTTTGCTTAAATATGATACACAAGATTATTTGTCTATCACTTTAATCTATTAACCTATGGAGGGTTATATAATGAATACACTAAACTTAATGTCTAAATTTGTTGCTCAGCGTCCCGGCCTGTCTTTTGCCGACTATGGGGATTCTAAATACTATAATCAGGACTATCGCAAAATCTTACAGGCTAAGCATGACTTTGAGCGTATGTCGCGTCATATTGTTATGACTACAAGTATTATCGATGCAGACCTTGTAAAGGCCTCTCAGAGCGCATTTAGTGGTCGTTTAACCATTAGCGGGGACACTATCGAGTATTGCGCTGGGCAGTATTTCCCTACTGAATACCGTGCCGCTGCCTGTGCGGTCTTGGCTTATGCTCTCTGGCAGTATTGGCGGTCTTGCGGGCATCAGACCTATGAAGATATCCAGAAAAAGGCTCGTCAAGCCCTTGGTCGTGGCCTCGCTTCACGCTGGTTTAGTTGATGTATACCTCAGTTAAACAAATAAGACATGCTTTCTGGCTTTCCAGAGAGTGGAAAGGGTTCGTACATTGGGACTTCCATGATTATTCTTCCGAGATTGTGGGAGCCTTTCATTCTTTCCTTGGCAATCCGCCAGGGATTATTGTTAAACATATAACCTTATAGGTGGTTTATGAATACAGACTCAATGATTGTCTTATGCTTAACAATTATGTTTATTTTAACCATTGGCGAACCTGATTTGCTAGATGCCATAATTAAACTGGTAATAAATGACTGACTTAGACATCACACACTATGCAATATCCCACATTAAGGTATGGGGATTCTATGCAGCCTGTCGATATTGTTTTAATCGAGGTATACGGGCTGAGTTTTTAATTAGTACGATGAGGACTATAAAATGAAATATTTTTTTCTTATTCTTGCTGCCGTCAATGCTTGTTTTTTTGCGTACAACCCCGAGTGGTGGTGGAATATTGCAGCGGCGATTGCTTGCTTTGGCGTTGCTTTAGATGACTAAACGTGACGCTATCCGAGAATTTAAGGAAACAGGGCTTTCAAAAGATGAATGGTCCCGGTTTACTTATAACCTGGCCCTATGTCGTTGGATTACTTGGGATCAATATGCCCACTGGAGAAATATATAATGTTTTGTAAACATAAATGGTCTGTACTATCTGAGACCTATACTAAATCAGCCTTTGACCAGATAACTAGATTGAAATCAATGAAGCTCGAGAATAATGAGATTTTTGCCCGAAAGTTCATCCAAATCATTCAATGTAATAAATGTGGCGCTATTAAGCGCTTTGTCGAGCAATTATGAACAAACAAGCGCAATTAAGAGCTATATTAGCCGAGATCCAGACCTCCCGTGGCTTATCTTGGCTAGAGTCTAAACACTATGTCTGTGGGCTTCTCGTTAAGTCTCCGGTTACGATGGACAAGTGGTTAAGTTCGGGTAAGTATGCTCAGGATATCCCGGATAATGAGCTTGAAAGACTTACCTTGAAGTGGTCAGCAGATAAGCCATAGGCAGGATATACCTGATTTAGAATTATTAAGGCTTAAATGGTTAACTGAGAAAGTATAGTTTTATTTCGCTCTATCTCAGATTGCCGCCTATTTAATTCTTCTTCGCGCTTCTGTTGGGCTTGGTTTGCGTTATCAAGCTGTGACTGTAAGGTTTTAAGCTCTTTCTGGAGATCTTCGATATCCTTTTCCCGCTGAGTAGCCGCTCTGTTAATTTCCTCGGCGTGTGAAAGCATTTCTGACGAAGTTTCTTTTGCCTGAGCAGTGAGGTATTCCGCTTTCTCTTTTGCAGATGAAATCAGCTCTACCGCCCTCTCGTTGGCTTTTTTTAATGCTTCCTCGGCCTCTTTGCTGGCCTTTAAAGCCTTTTCGTGTAGGGCATTAATATTCTTAGCCTTAGTGATAGACTTTAATACGCTATCGTTTTTATTAAATAAATCCTGTAGAGACTTTACCTGTTTTTGATATTCTTCATGGTTTTTGATTAAGTCTATTAAATTATTTAATTGGCTTACGTTCTGTTGGTTGATAATCATGCGAAAGTTCCATCGTCAAAGTAGATTGTAGCCCCAGGCTTAATACCAATAGTCAACATTACGCCTGAGTTGACTTTAGTTGAAGATCCTGAAGTAGCAGCAGTCCCCACCCGATAATAAATGTCAGCGTCCGGATTGATCATTAAGTATCGGGTTTTTCCGGTTACAGTTAAATTTCCAGCGGTGTTTACTGTTACGTCTGAAGCAGTTTCATTTCCGTCGTGCATTCCAGCTTGCCCCAGTTTCCCGCCTTGGTCTCCTGCTAAATATTGGTATTGTGTGACATTTACTGTTGCCATTATCCTAATCCTATTCGATTAATTTTGTTGATATTTATTAGAAACCCACGATATTTGCCTGTAATAACTAGAGCCGTCTTACCTGCAAAACTACCATAAAGTCCTCTCGGACCGCCATAAAGACCTAGTCGAGTAACCATCAGACTATTTTAAACGTGTCCCCATTTGCGGGGGCGGTTGTTAATGCGGTGAAGGTTAAAAGACCTGATGCGCTTGCATAGTCTGTGATGTCTGTCCCTTCTCCTTCCGCAGCTCCTGAAGTCCATATAATCACTCGACCGATTAATTGATCATCAGTGTAGCCGGTTAGATCGGATGTCGCTTGTGTCGTAGAAAGCGTACCCGTTGCTGCCGATCCATAGATTATGCCGTCGTTTAAGTCAGATAGTAAATGTGGCGATTCCTCTACAATGTATTCGCTTGTAGTATCCGGTGTCACTGTCCACGGACTATGAACGGTGGCGACTTTTGTCGTTCCGTTATAGTCATCTATGGTTCTGGTCTGTCCTTCGCCTGTTCCTGCGTCAATATGGACTACGTTTTTATTATAAAAGTCATCGACTGCGCTTGCAGTTGAATCAAGAGTTATTGTTGTGCTTGTTGCGGCCTGAACTAGTCCGACTTTAATTGTCGCCCAGCCTGTTTCGCAATGTCCGAGCCCAGGCTCTACCTCGAAATCGCTCGTATTATCCGGGACAGTTATCCACGGCGGAGCAATAGTAGCCACTTTAGTCGTCCCGTTGTAATCTACTATGATTCTTTCTTGTTCCGTGCCTGTACCTGCCGAAATGATGACTTTTGCGTGGTTATAAAAGTCGTCATTTGAATTAGCGCCAGCGTCTAGTGTAAGGGTGTTACTCGATGCGGCTTGTGCCGTGCCAGCGTGGAGTACGAAAGCGGCGTCGATCTGTCTTATTCTCTTGCCTGCGCTTTGTGCGACATTATGGTCTGCTTTGTTAAGTGCTTCGTCCCAAACATCATCAACCAGATTTGCCGTGGTGTATATGTTGACTGTTTGGCTGATCGCCCCACTAATTGCCATCGTGTACGCAAGATGGTCGCCATTCGTCTCTGCCTGGGTGGGAGCGTAGGACCATTGCCCATTCCCTTCGTGGGTAGAGGTTCCCGATCCTGTCGCTTGCGTTCCCCCGTCTATCGTGTAGTAAACCGTAGGGGTTCCTGCTGTAACTGCGCTTCCGTCTGTTGCGGAGTTCATCTGAAAAGCAGTGACTTGGGAGGCTGTGTTTTTTCTAAATGACATGAGTACTGTTCGCTGCCCAAGCTGGCTGAAATCCTACTGCTGTTAAGAAGTTTGCGTTATGAATAGGCATAATCAATGGATGATGGGCAGAGACAGTTGCGCCTGTTATTGTCCCTAGAGCACCTGTGATTGGGTCTAAAGCGCCCCTAATGAATCTGGGTGCCCAGAGTAGATTTTGGGGTTTTACTAGATATGGATCTGTATAATTAGCTAAAGCGGCAAAATCATCACTTGATAAGACCGTATCCCAAAGCGCGCAACCTCCTATCTCGCCCTCCCAATACCCGCCTCCAGCGGCGCGGCCTACGTCAAAAGTTGCCGTATTGTTAGGAAACGAGCCCATTCCAACTGTCGTAGAAGGACTGTTAGCGTCTTCAACACCGTTGATGTACATTCTTAGCCCTGTGCTGGAACCTGCGGTCCATGACCATCCGACCGATGTCCATGCTCCCACGGTCCCCGATCCAGTCGCCGATTCGATCTTGCACGTGACAGGACCGTCATCGATGAAAATCGTGAACACGTCTGTCCGACCCGACACAGACCCAACATCATCAAATAAGTAAATAATCCCAGTACCGCTGACGTACTTGCTGAATATGTAAGCATCAGCAGTGATTGCTCCTAGATTGACCCATGAATGACCTGAAATTGACGTTAAGCCATCTAAAAATGTAACATCACCAAAAGTTATGTATTGGCTTGATGATGCTACGTAATTATAAGCCATTAAGTGTACTCAACGACCGGAAAGGATAATTGTGCGTCTCCCGGACTTGCTGTGCCGCCAGTTGCGTCCCTTGTACCTCTTAAAACAAAATACTCATTAGGCTGGATGCCGTCTGCTTGGGCGTTAGTGAAATCGCGTGTTGCATAGTCCAATTCCCCTGCTGCGCTGGCTTCTGTGGCTAGTGTTGCTTGGGCGGTTGCAAACGTGAAGGATTCTATCGTATCGGCGTCATCCGCGATACGATACCATGCCCATTCCCAATCACATGTTTGAGATCCAACAAAGGTAGCAAATTTCCACCCCCACTTCACTGTAATGTTAGATGTTCCGTCGTAGACCCCAGACATATACCCATAATAATAGATGCTTTCTGTTGTTGTATCGTCAAACTCAGTAACCGGGTACGGGCCTGCTGTGTAATCTGGCGTAGCCGGATTTGAGCTTGGCACACCTACCGCATAGATCATCGCTATTAAATCACCGCTTGCCATTATGTTCCCAACTTATTGCGAATAGCTGTTTTTAGTTGTGCCAATGTTCTATTTGGTAGGGAGTGCTGAGTTCTGAGGATATTTAATTCGTCAACTAAAACGCTGGCTAACGCTCTTATAATGTCATTAAGGTTATCTATTTGATTAACAATAGCGTCTTTTGTGGTTTCTAGTTCAGCGGCGTCCAGCGCGTCTCTTGCGGCAGCGCCCATCAGTGTTACTGTATCGCCTGTAATAATCCAGTATTTTGACTCAAACCCTGTTACGGCTGACAGGTCTGGATTAATGATCCAGTCTTCTATCGGATAGTCAGGGGTATTTACAGATTGAATGTATTTTTTGGTTGTTCGATGCAGTACGTTTGCCATGGATGTCCTTAAAAAACCAACACCCGCTAGAGGTGTGGGATTAGCGGGGTTGGTGCTCTATTAGAGCAATATACCAAGGAGGAGGTATTAGGTTCCACCGTACTACAGAGATAGCCCGATTCATGCACCACGTTATCGGGTTGCTTGGTGCAAATTGCTTCTCTATCTCTACGGTGGAGGTATTTGATATTGGCCAATTCTGAACATTGTAGGCTGAGTTCGTGGCTTAGCCTGACTGCTCCCACCTTGCTATGTCCCCACGACGGATATAGCATTTCATTCTGGAGGTGCGGCTACTACCAAAATAGTATTTGATATTGACCGCTTGCCGGAACTCGGGATTTCTCCGTCAGGCGTTTATGGTGCGCCACACACAATATCAAAACTCCCCTGCTCAACGTTATACAGCCAACAGGGAGGCTGTTATTTGATATTGGCCTTTCTCAAGGCTGTAGGCTGTCATACAACAGAGGTGCAGTGGCCTAGCAATATCAAAACTTGTCACATATATTATATGTGTATTAATTTAGTCCGGTCGAACTCTCTAAATGCACGAAGTTGATGGCCTCTAATCATTTAGATCGTGGTGGTAAAGACCGGCATCCCTCACTCCACCGTTGCCCTCAGTCAGGCAGGGTATCAATCTGCTTCACCTGAGTATATTAGTTCCCCGTATTACCACCAACGGGGTCAGGTGGTTGATGTCAGGATAGTATTTGTAGGAGGAGTCTATATCCTGCCCGACGTGTCCGGCCTCTATTATCCGGGGGTACGCTATCCCGTGACGTGACTCTCCACATGACATCAAATTGCTTAATTTATATACCGTATTGCACACGGACGGTTTCTGCTTTCGCGTACTTCCAATTTCCCCAATCTATCCGGCATCACCCCACTAGGGAAGGGTTTACTAGCCAGAATACCCTGTAAGATATCCTAGATGCCTTCTTGTTTCCCTGCGAACTACAGAGGCAGGGACTCATATTTGATGCCGGGCATGACGAACAGCACCTCCTCACATCAAATTCTTTTTACTAATCTACTAAATTAGTATTTAACAGGGAGAGGAATTACAAGTCTACCGTCGATTCTAGGTCTAATCGTACCTTCTGTCAAACTTTATAGCCGTTTTTTCTTAATAGTTTTCTAGCCGCTTTCTTTGCTCTATATAGCTTTTCGGTAATATACTTAGCTTCCTTGCCCCATTCTTGCACAAAGTTTCCTAGCTCCCATTCATGCTCATATTTGTATATTATAATACGGTAATATAGTGGATTCATTTCAGAAAGTATTTTATTTACTTTTGACCAGTATTTATTCCCTCCATAATTAGGGGTTATAGATGTCCTGCTAGTTGATTCTTTCGGGACATTTAACTGTGAAATTCTCCACCTCCATTCTCGATATTCCTTCTGGACAGCTTGGTTTAGTTCTTTTGGATCGTAATTCAAGGCGATCAGCGCCTTTCTAATCTGTTCTTTCTTCTTTCTGTCTATCCTGTTTGTATATGCCTTCTCTGGGCTGTTGTAGCCCTCCAGGGGAGACTTTCTCTTGAGACTAAGGCCATCCACTCCCCAGCGGCGATAAGCCCCGTAATCGACTAAGAAGTCCTCTAGAGAGTCCTCCGACTTTTCACGGAATAGATGGGTAGACAATTCGCTCATAGCATTTCCACAATATTAGTGATTATTGACCTTGTTTTTGGCTTGCTTAATTCGCTTGCTATTTCTAGGGTATTCTTTATCCCCTGCCTAAATTTATAATCCCCAAACTCTCTTAGCCCGTCTTCAATGGCTTGTCTTGCCCCGGCCTCAGTCATCACCCTTCCCCTTGAGGATTTGATTATCTTAGCTGCAATGGACTCAGGTGTCATTATTCCTCCCAGTCTACTGATAGGTTTCTCATGCTTCCTGGTATTGGGGTCTCAAACTTATTCAGTCTTTCTGTTTCTCTCATCCATTTTTTTATTTCCTCGGGATGAGTGTTGATATTAAACGTCCCTACCATGTCAAACCGTCTGATATGGGTGAACTCTGTGTTTTTATGACTCATGGCCTCGTGTGAGATATACCGTCGTTTATTTCTGTCCCACCATATTGTGACTGGATTGTCTCCGTACTGGAACTTCCATTCAGCTATGAGCTTGTCTAGGTTCGTTTCGTTATGCGTTGTCATTTTTGTGGCTTTGTACAGTCTATTTTTATTTTCTCTACCGCTGTGAAGTTTTCTATCCCATAACATGTTGTCAAAGATAGACACATCACTACCAGCGCAGCGAACATCAAACCATTATCGGTCATAATAATTCCTTCCTCTCTTCAGATAAGATTTTCCACTTTTCTTTCCATTCCTCTAGCCAGTCTTTTGCGTCAGACATAGAGTATCGGGTAACTTGCATTCTTTGAGACTCTAGCCATTCTGCCATCTCCCTTCCATACATGTCTTCAATATAAAAGGCGTACTTTCTGTAATTTCCCCCTTGTGGGCCATTACAGTTCCGGCATTGAGGGTGGACGTTCTCTTCCATAAGTTTTGTTGCGATACATCCCCGAGGTATGTAGTGCCCTCCTTGGAATTCCTTCCAATGACCAACCACCCCACAGGTTACACAGGTACAGTTTCCATTTTCATCCGCTGCCTTTAACCTGACGTATCTCTGAACAATCTTTGCAGCTTCCTCGACTATCTTGGCTTTGGTTTTCTTTTTGGCCATGCTGTTTCCTGTATAAGTCTCTAGCTCTCTCGGCGTTCTCTATGGCTATTTCCTGGCAACGGAGATTGTTTTTCATTTCTTCTATTATTTTATCCCAGCAGTCCATTATACTGCCTTAATATTAAGTTTGCTTCCGCCGAGTATTGCGTTTCCACAAGTTACCAATCCATCCTCTTCATCCATTGAAGGAACAAATACCAGTACGTCAAAACCTGCCTTCTTTAAATCTTCTTCTGGTTTTTTGTATGGCAAATACGAATCATATCCGCCTATTGTTTTGATATTGTTTTCCCTGCACGCTGTATTATTATGTATTGGCGTTATTTTACACATAAACTTTTCCCGGTCAAACAAGATAGATAATAGCTCTGCATCAATAATATAATCCGTAGAATACGCAAAGTTTAAGCAATACTTCCTTCCGATTGGCTCAGGTAAATCATCGGCCAATGCTGCAAATTCTGTTAACTCCATTTGGTCGCCGCCAAACATTTCTGTCCTTTGTTTTGGGTCTGTTGAGTTTATGCTAAACTGTAGTCCGGCTTGTCCATTATATACATCGTTTTTTATATAACACCATTCCTGTATTCTATCCTCAAGACGATTAAACTTTCTTGGTAATGATGTTGTTAGTACTGGATGCAATGTTTCTATCCTTAGACCTGTTTCTTTTTGAATTGACCGCTTTTCGTGATAGAGCCATACTGCAAATTTAAATACGTTCTCATTAAATACCGGCTCACCCATTCTGGCGAAATGAATATTTAACCTTTCTGTATATTGCTCTTTTGGGAATAATCCAATCGCTGAATATAACTGTTGCTGCAAATCATCAAATGAGGCATTACCACGGAATGGCACGTTTGGTACATCGCAAAAATTGCAGCCCATGACGCACCCGTATTGCGTACTTAATGTAATTACCCACTTCTCTGAAAGAGGCATACATTTCGTATTAGGCACGCCATTTATTTCTTTTTCATACCCAAGGAAGTCTGCTTTTACATTATGCGCCTTTCCATAATCACCGATTGAAAGTGTCTCCAGCCGTCCTTTTGAATATTTATCCGTGAATAAATATCCTGTTGGTAATTTATTAATGTTCATCACTCCACCTCACATGCGCCACTGGCGGCTTCTATTTGTTCGTTTCTTAAATACCTTACCTGTGCTAGGGCTGATTCAAGATGGTACTCAATAAGTGTTAGCTGTCGTTTATCAGTATAGTTAGCCGCCAAGCCGCAGTCTCTTCTAAGGCTTCTCCACATATCGAGCTTTTCTACGTCAGAGTGCATTAGGTGGCTCCGGGAATGACATCCAGTATTGGACTTCGCTTGGTTGATATAAATCATCCACCTTATTATCCCAAAAATACTGTCCGTCAGAACATAATATAAATGTCACCGGCCTCATGTGACGCAACCTTTTACTCCAGATAATTACTGTCTGGTTCGCCTCTGGGAGACCTTTGGTAACTGGAATCCACATATCAATACCCCGGATAGCCATGGAAATAGAGAAACAGAATGGCAGCGGCTATTACGAGAACTATTTTACCATATTCTTTACTGTAGATCATATCACCCTCCAGAACCATTTGAGTAGTTTACGTTGTCTGCATTTCATTGCATTCTGGCTATTTGTCAGAGGGTCAGACCCGTCATAGATGTCTGTTGTCCACCATTTGATAAACCAGAATTGTACTTTGTAGGTGTTCATTTTAATTTCTTTAATGCGTACTCAATAGCTTCATCAAATCCGCAACCACCATTATAATACTTTACAACAAAGTTTATCGTCCCGTCTTCATTTAAGCTTGCTTCAAATACGTCTTGATACGGGTCTTCTTCGCTGTATTCTGCCTTGAATATTTTATCGTTAGCAATAACATATTCCTTGTATCCCATATCCTCTAGCTGCTCAAGACAAGTCTCATAATATGTATCTCTTCCTTTTGGAAAGTCTTTTTCGATTAACAAGCACGCCGTCTCTTCTAATGTTTCTTTTTTCTCTATTGGCGTTAATTTCCCTACATAAGTTACCGTCTCGCTCATCTCTCTTCTCCTGTATATAAACTCTCTTCACTTGGCCATTCTACATGAATCCCGAAATTACTTGAAATATGCCTATCAAGTACATTGTATATCTCTGATGGGTCTGTCGTACTTAATTCTGTTGTTGATTCTTTTCCCGTCATCGCCTCTTGTAATGGCTTCCAGAGAACGTCTTTTACTCTGTCCTTATTCCATGGTATATCTACTTGCTTCACCGCCAGGACGGCCTTCATTTCGTACCCTGCGTCATTCAAAGCCTCTGCCAGCAGTTCGCAGTACTTGTGCAGGGCTTTGTTCTGCTGGACCGTCCGGGCTTTACTCATCCTCAACTCCTGAATAGATCCAATTATACATTACCCTGCTCGGTAGGGATGGTAGAAAAACTTTATTCTCTGATGCGTACGTTCTAAATGAGGAACATGCCATCTTCTTTGTTTTGCATTCCTGCCATCGCTCACACTTGTATTTTTCACAAGGGCTTTCTCCGTATTTGAATAGTCTAGCTAATGTTGGCATTTAGTCCTACCATCTCCGTTATGATTCTATGCATGTTTCTGGCGTTTATGAATATCTTTTGCTTATCGAGAGCAAGGTCTAGGGCTTGCCTGTTCTTTCCTAGGCTTCTCCAGATGTGTTTCTTGTATTCCTCAACGTGTTGATTTTGCTCGTTCATAGATTTTCTTTAATATGCTCTCGCAAGAATTTACTATTTCCACACTCTGGGCATACGTATACATGTTCTTCGTTTTCTTCAGTCCAATCTTCCGATTTTACGAGACTCTGTTCTTTATACGTTCCCTTCCATCTGCAAATCACACAGCTAAATATATCTTTTCCGCTATATCCGGGCATCCATACTTGGCCGTCTTTATCGGGCTCAGGCCATCCTGGCAATTCTGAAAATTTACGCTTCATACCTAATCCTCCTGAGCCTTGATATTAAGTTACCCTTTCTTACTTGTCTAATAGAATGTTTTTATTACCTGCCAAGAGCCAGTTTATGCCAATCCATGCTTAACGATTATGTATTTTTTTACATGGCAGTCATGTAAAATTACTGGTTTACTTGCAGCCAACCTTAGACGGTCTTTCATAAACTTTACACTCTGCTCCCTTGTATAATTTTTTATTTCTTTGTGTCCAGCATAGAATATCCTTAGTTGCTGCACTGGCGAAGCAGAATAACATGGCACATTCATGCCTGAACTATCTACCCTCATTCCTAAATAATATTTCAATTTCCCGTTCTCAAAAGACATGCAGGTTTGGCATTCTGTGAACTTTGGGCCGTGAGTAGGTTCGCCGCATTTACAGAGGATTAATCTACTTTCTTCCATCTCCTCTTCTCTGCCAACATCAAGCCCGTTATTCCATCTCTGTTCCCCAGTATGGACTTTTATGCCTACGGGAAAAGGCACAAACGCACCGCCCGCCCTTCTGGCTTTTCTTTCTCTCGCTTCAGCATAATAGTATTGTTCTACTAATTGAACTGTTACAGGCTTTCCGTCTACAGTCTTCAACGTCCTGGCTCTCTTCCATTCATTAAAGAATTTTGGCCAAGCATCCCGACAGACAGGGAAATCACTATGTCGCCATTTCCCATTCTTGTCTTTTACAACAGCAAGCCCCCAGAGATATTTTGCTTCCTCTTCAGCGGTCATACCTTCTCCTATTTCTTTAGGTCTTCAAACATAGCGGCTATGGTTTGCGCGTCCGATTTATTTCTGCAAAGACAGATTGGCCTGTTATCTTCTTTGCGATAAACCCCATAACTATATGCGGCCTTCCCTGTTTCCAGTAAAATTGTATCTTGCTGAGAACTGCAAACTACATAGTTTGTGTCACACAGCTTAACCCATGCATCTATTCCAATATTCTCTATACTGTTATCCACGTTATTCTCCTATTAGTGTTTACTTATATTCTGTACAGGCTGCGAGCTTCTTCTACTGATTTCTTTATTTGCTCCTGAATATAGCCGATTGCCTCATCTATCTGTTCAAGTGCTTTTCCCTGCTCTGGTGTGAAATTATATGTTCTTTCTACGCCTTCTGAACGAATAATAATTACTGGAATAGTAAGATTATATATATCTGTTTTCATTTTAACATAAGGTCGAATATTTCTATAATATTCTTGCTCCAAAGAAAATACTCTATCTATGAATAATTTTTCTCTATCATCCATATCTCACCTCATAATATTATGATTCAAGTTCTTTTAGTCTTGCAGCAAATCTAGCATGGTTATCTTTAGTCATCTCCCCTAGCTCTTCCGTGACTATTTTGAATGCTTTTTCTCTTGTCATTACCGATGAACCACAGGTACATTTTCGCCTTGTCACCAAATACCTTCCTCTATGCACGCGCATACAATTACATAAGCTTGAATGGCCGTAGGCGTCCCTAATTCTTTTTTCTGCCTCATTGCATTTATCCATATAGCTGCTCATCATCTCTCTCCTCTAAAATACTTAGGATCAAATCCTTTGTCTTTAATAAAACGATCTGCCTCCTCTTCCGAGTCGGACGAATCATAATATATCCAACACTCTGCTCCGTGACTCCATGAGTATAATTTATATTTCATCATCTCTCTCCTAGATATAGTTTACCTTGTTCTACTTCTGAAAGTTCGTTTGATATATTTCCTAATTCTCCACCACTTATTGCCCTCAAGATAAACAGGGTATACGGGTTCTATTCTTGGAGCGAAATATAGCGTTCCGTCTTCATAGTGGTTGTAGGCTACCGTCTTCGGTCTTTCGAGAAGCCTTGGTCTCCAGTTCAGATAATCCAGCCTACCCTCTATTCTGTTTAGCATCTTACTCTCCTTTAAAGTCTACCCTTTAATTATTCGTTGTCCTTTTCCTTGTTTAGCTCTCTGAGCTTTTCCCCAAGCTCTATTAATTCTGTTGCACAATACTTGTATCCTTCTTTTGTTACAAAATCCCAGTAGCCTTCGTGGTCTTTTTCAAACCTTCCTATATCATCTTCATGTCCTACATTATAAGCAATAATTGCAAAATCTACCATTTTCCATTCTTTCTTCTCTTCGGTCATGCCTGCTCTCCTTAAATGAATTTTGTTAGTGAATTAATATACTTTTTGTGAAGCTCGCTTTTCCGCTCTTTGTGTTTTTTCCATTTCTCTACATTCTTCATTATTTTAGACTTATTCTGCGGATAGTCTTTCTTATATCTTGGCAATAAAGCTTCTCGTCTTACGCTTTCAAATAATGACTTGTACTCGTATTCGGGTATATTTAATTCAAATTGAGCGTATTTTGCCTCACAGCCTAGACAGGCCAACTCCACAATTTTAACCTGTTTATCAATTCTGTTCATAGTTTACTCTTTAACTTGTTATCAGTTACGAATACATTCTCACAATCCCAGCATTCGTGAAACCATCCTCCGTCTAATCCCTTGGCCCAATTATGGCCTCCGGGGTTTTGACTTCCGCAATGAGGGCAGGAATTTAATTCTAGGTTAAGTTCTTTTTTCCAAGTTCGTTTGTCTTCAGTGCGAGTAATCGGTTGGGTTTGGATCTCCCGTGATGGTTCACAGGTACTCCCATGTTTCGGTACTCGACATCTTCCGAACTTCTTAATTCTCCTCAACATCTTCATAACCAATCTCCTGTAGACGGGTTTTGAGGCTCGGTGTTGGGCCCGGTTAGACTTTCCCCGTCTTTTAGGGGTGATTTATCACTTTCGAAGAATTCACAGGTTTTTGCCTGCGATAAACTGAATACGTATTTTGCGCGCCAGCATTTGACGCTAACGCCGTTATACCAAAAACAGCTATAACAGTTCATCTTTCTTCTCCAGTGATTTATCACTGAGAGCGCTTATTTCATCATAAAATGGGCAGTCCCTCGGGTATTCTTCTACCTCGTAAGATTGACCAATTTTTTTACATGATTTGCAAGGATAGAGACCAAACTCTGTATCGAAATCCCATTCAATAAAGAATTCACAATTTTTTGATCGACAAAATTGCGAATAATCGACTACCTTTGAATTTGTTTTGTGCAGAACTGCGTTACACCTTTCACATCTGCATTCATGGTCAAGTGAAGTTAAGTTATTCAGTCCGCATTTCTCACAAATCATCTTTCTTCTCCAGTGATTTACTCTTGTCTTGAGTGCCTTGGAGGAATTGCTTTGTGGCCTCTTGCATTTCTGCATATATTTCAGGCGAACAGGCAAGAATTCCGCAGTCTGGCTCTGCATCTGCGATTTCTTTCCATTTCTTACTGTTCAGAACACGTTTTAACGTTTTCCGAAAGCTTTCGAGTTGTTCTTCTGTCATATAAACCTCCTTTTAGTTAAAGTCTACCCTATAAACCTTGATCCGCTTTTATCTTTAACCCACATTTTTAAATACCACGCGAAAAATTTCTTTTCCTGTTCGCCAGATGGGTATCTCCATTCGTACCATGGTTTGCCAAACATAAACCAGCAGGTTGTTCTTAATGCGTTCATTGTTCCGTTATCGAGAATCCAAGCTCGTCTTCGATGCTTTTCTTTAATACGGCTAATAGGTCTTTTCTTAGCTCGTCGTTGTTCTCAATCTGCTCCATGGTAAAACCAAGTTTAGCAAGGCCGCTTGCCGTTTCTTCTGGCGTTGGCATTCGGTATAAAAAATCAAATTCTTTCTCGTCCATAATGTCCTCTCAATGCTTTCCTAAGTATACCAAGAATTGTTGTTTTATTCATTACAGCCAGCGTTACTATTTTTGCTATTTCGTCTTCAGTAAACCCGAGTTGAGCAAGATTTCCCTTATCTAAATCATGTAAAAATTCATTCATCTCTCATCTCGCTATATTTTGCCCCAAAGTAATATTCTATATCTTCTAAAAGCTCAGATACTTCTGCTACCCACGACTCCTGCCCATAACAATCCCCAACCAACAAAGCATAAGCCCTATCAATTAAGACAGCAGACACGGCTAATCTTTGAAATAATTCATCGCTCATACGTCCTCCAAGGCTTAATCCAATATTTTTTGTTCACTTCCTTTATTTTTGCAGAAATCTCATTTAATTCGTCTTCACATTTTGACATAAATTCTTCCGACTCTTTTGCTGCCTTATCTCCAGCAGCCTCTATATCTTTGTCTTGAGTGCCTTGGAGGTAGTTTATAATTTCTTCTGCCGCTAATTGATGAAATTTCGCACCGTTAGCACAAATAATCCGGACATCTAAGCCTTCATCTTCACCATATCCGGTTCCAATGTAAGCTTTGCGTTCTCCGGTAATTTCATCCTCGCCATAGACGATACCAATACACTGACCACCCAATTCGGTAAACCATATTGCATTTTGTATTCTCATATAAACCTCCTTTAAACTAATGGCATAGCTTTGGGCATATCCTTACATTTATGGGTTGATCCATTTAATGTTAAGAATTTATGTTCCGTGGTAAACCGGTAGACCTGAGCATTACAATAAGGACAAAACCCGTCTTCAAGTAAGTTATCAGCTTTTAAGTTGTGTATCCGGATCTTCCGAGTTCCTCGGTTTAAACAACTTCTGTCGTATTTATCTGGTTTCCAAAGATTATCCATCTTGTAGACCTCTTTTTTAAGGTGATAAAAACCCAACCCGTTTTTTACCAATTATCGGGGTTAGGTGCCTTTTCCAGTGGGCTTCCTGCCCTGTGGCTTCCTACTTGGTGCCGTTTATGACTCGATTTTTATGACGTTGGCCAAGTACCAATTTCTGTCGGGGCGGGTTGCTAGGGCCAATCTTTCTCAAGGCCATCACCCCCGGCTAGTCCTTCCGGGACTTTTTCTGGCGACCAACTTGTAATGGATGCCCGGCTGGGCTAAGATATGAACAGCTTTGCAAGAGTGTCCATTTCAGTTGGTCGCACAACTAGGATAGCAAATCCTTCATAAATTGCAAGAAATATCTCCCTCCAAGTCCTCCAGCGCAAGCTGGAGGCATCCTATTTTCCATGGTTTGGATGATATCCATATTTTTTATTTGCTTTTATCCTGGCTGCCGCAGCATCAAATATAGTTTCGTAATTACCCAATACAGTTAATTTTTTATTTGCCCAAATAGTTGCTCTCCATTTCTTATCTCTTTTATGCCAGCAAACACCGATGATGCCGCTTTTATTTCTTTTTGGCAGAGAATTGATTCTGACAGTAGACAAAGGGGTTCTTTCTGGCCCGACAAAATAAATATCATATTCGCCATCTATTTGTTCTATCTCGCCATACTTCCCGATTATCCGAGTAACTCCGTCAACTACCTTAAAAGCCGACTTACTTACATGGTCTTTAAACTGTTCTCTTATGTTATCCACGGCGTCTTAGCTCCTCTTCAAACTGTCTCCGATCTTCATCTTCGATACGGAGTCTCATTTCATGGACCCTTCTATCGGAGTCGTGTTTTGCTAGTTTTCTTCGGATCTTGTCTTCATCTGTCGGTTCTTTTGAGGACCACAAAGGGATGGCTCCAGGATAATCGTATTCCACCTCTTCATCGTTATAGACGTATTTCGTGATACTCCAGACTCTTGCGGGAAATTCCATGATTCACCTCATTTTAGAATTTTCGATAACATCTAATGGCGCGGCTTCAAACAGGTCTTTTTGTTTGGTCTTATAGACTTTCCTTTTCCTGAAGCCTTCGTCGTGTTCGTCTACCAGTTCACCAAAGGCGAGATGCTTAAGAAGCTGGGCGACTGTAGATCTCTGGATTCCTAGATAATCAAGATCTTCTGGCCTATAGAAACACCCATCCTTCATGGCTTGCAGGATTCTACTTGTATGGCTCATATTACCTCCTCAAATAATTCATAAAGCTCTAGGTTGGTCAGATCATCACAATCACAAAGGATATGCTCTAACCACCTAATTAGTAGTTCGTTTATAGATTTGCCTGACTCTTTCTGCTGTAATTCCATACTTTTTACCTATCTCCGCAAGACTGTATTCATTGGAGTTATAGAGCTTGACTATTTCCTCTGCCCTTTCCCGCCATCCTTTCATCTTCTCGTCATGCTTGGACATATTTTATCCTTGTTTAATTATTTACGTTAAAAGTATTGTAGGGGGTTGACAAGGGGTTGTCAATACTCTAAAGTTATCCCATGAGCAAAATCAATAAAACATCAAAACAAAGATTTGAGGAAAAGTTTATTCCTGTCCCTGAGTCCGGCTGTTGGTTATGGACTGCTGGACTAAATAAGAGCGGGTATGGGTTGTTTTATTTGAATTGGGCCATGACAGCGCATAGAGCTTCATATGCTCTATACAAAGGTGAGATTCCAGATGGTCTGTATGTTCTTCATAAGTGCGACGTTAAATGTTGTGTCAATCCAGATCATTTATTTATTGGTACGCATAGCGACAACATGAAGGATTATGCCGACAAGAGAAGGGTGAGACTGGCCATCACCTTCCACACTAAATAAAGCTGGGCATTGGTAGGTGGCCACCAAAAGAGGCGCAGAGTACTGGCAAATCTGAAATTCTGTCATTTGGGGGCTTCGGTTCGACTCCGAAGACAGAAGCCAGTGTCTAGCATTTATTAAGTTTATAGGAGGGAAGAGATGGAACCTAATTTTGATGATGCCTACGAACAAGACCTTAAAGATATTGCTTATACTAAGGCAGTAGAGGCTCTTATCCCGGTAGTGAAAGAGGACTATACCGTTTTTGATAATACCATGAGAGACCACTTTGAGGATTTCTACAACGATGCCCGAGAGCAACAGTTAAGGGACTTACACAAGGCATATATAGCAATGCCTCATCATATAGCGTTAGTGGATATAAAGTACGTTAAATGGCTGGAATATGTTGAGAGAGAAGCAAAACGGAGGGTAGATGGTTAATATAGATAAAGATATCCCTATTCCCGACAATCTAAACGGAGGGGCCAGAAGAGGCGCTACATGGAAAAAGTATCCATGGACAAAGTTAGAAGTTGGAGACAGTTTTGTAATTAAAGAAAGGTCGCTAAAAAGCGTCGGTCATTCAGTAACAAAAATGAACAGAATAAAAGACCCGATGAAGTTTGTCTGTCGAGAAGACATCGAAGGAGTAAGGATATGGAGGATAAAATGATCAGTGAATGCTGTGGAGCAGAGGATAGAGGAGATTTATCTTTCGATAGTCTGGGTATATGTCCTTTATGTAAAGAGCTTTGTGTGTTTGTGTCTGAAGATATGTTTGGAAATGAATACGCTAAGAGTCAAGAGATTGATGCATTAACAGGAGATGAGTGATGAAAGGCTATGAAGTAGGGCAGGTGTTTAAAGTAGTAAACGCGGACTATTTCGATTCTTCGGTAAAAGAAGGTGATCTCCTCCAGTTAGAAACGAAAAGAGGGGAGTTTAGAGTGATATCAGGTGACGGATTCGGCATGATTCAGTTGGACTCTAGCTTTGATGAGGTTGAGCGAGTTTGGCCACCTGGAAACGATAAAGTCTTAATTACCTGTGAAGGTAAGACAGTAGAGATTAGTCGTGAATCTGCTAAAGCCCTTAATCTGATATGAATGAAAGACTTCAAATAGAACTATATCAACTCTTTCGAGAATACTCGGGGATTGATATTAGTTATAATGATTTTCTTCCTTTATTGGAGGAATTTACACTCAAACTTAAACAGGAGCAAAAATATGAAAATCGGTGAAATGAAAACTAGCAAGTACCTGAAAAAAGAAGATGTCGGGAACGGGACTAAAGCCACTATCATGAACATTAACCAGCAAGACGTATCGATGGAAAACGAGCCTTCTGATATGAAGTACGTACTTTATTTCAAGGAAAATCTGGCTAATGGTGAGAATAAAGGGATGGTCATGAATTGGACGAATATCCAGTTGTGTGCGAGGGCGTGTGGGTCTGATGAGACTCAGGATTGGATTGGAAAACAGATTGAATTGTATGACGATCCAAACGTGTCTTTTGGCGGGAAGCTGACTGGCGGGATTCGTATTCGAGCCGTAAGCACCCAAGCCAGTGGGCCCGCTGATTTTAACGATCCTATTCCGGGCTTTGATAGCCAAGACCCTGGCTTCTAAGAGCCCTAATGGGTCTAAACAAAGACATATGGGGGACTCATTACTCTACTAGAAACGAGTTTCAGGAGTTTTATTGTAAAATAGTGGACTTGTGGATAGTAGAGGACTGGGAAGGGATACAGAATGTCATGGATGACATGACCCCTGCCCAACAACATGATATATGGAGACATCTTTCAAGTACGACAAGAAAGGGATTGAAAGACCATCATATTAGACTAGAAGTACCATAGGAGGTGAAGGATGGATAAATGTATAGCTACATTTTTTACTATACTTCTCCTTATTCCTGTGTTTATAGGGCTATGGAAAGGGATTTATTGGATTTATGAGAGATGGGAATGGAAGAGGATTAAACGAGGATTGAGGAATTAGATATGAGGACATTAAAAATAATTAGAGTAGCCTCAATGTACTGGATTCATGTTTATGAATCTTGTGCACAGTGTGAAACTGAGGAATTGTTATATGAGGAGAATACGATTAGTGAATTAGACCTTGCTAAATACGTTAAAGAAGCAATGGTTATATTAAAAAATAACTAACATATACGATAAGGGGAATAGATGATGGGTAGAGAGGCTATATTAATCGAAAATTTAAAGTCTTGCGTTAGCGATTGGGATGCTTTTGATATCGACGTGGAACAGGAAGAAGGCCATAACGATTGGTTTTACTTTGCTGTCATTATTACTCACGACACGCTTAATGTGGCTCACGACTTTACTGCTCGGGTAGATAGCAAAGGTAATTGTGAAATGGATTATTCAGAGGGATGCTGGAGCGATATCAATATGGGTAACTTATTCGCGTGGATGTGGTTCGATTCAGTATTAACACACCATAGGGGGATAGATGATATTTAGATTTTTAGACAGGACGATTAATTCTTGTGAATGGACGCTTGATCGTCGCGAGCATAACGAATACAGAACTGGATGCAACCGCAGGCTTTGTCTTAACGAGGGATCGCCGGTAGAAAATAATTTTAGATATTGTTGTTATTGCGGGAAACAACTGGTTGAACCTAATAGGGGTAGATAATGACTTTAGAAGATAAATGTTTACCAGGAAGGGTTGTATGTAACCCAAAGCCTGAAAGGTTGCAAAAACAAATATCCCACCTCCAAACAGAAATAGAATCGCTGAGGGGTGAGAGGGATAGATATAAATCTGTTATTGAAAGACTAGAGAAACAAGACGTGTATCTAGGCGTTCTTTATACAGAGGAAGCGGTTAAGAGAAAGCTACAGGAACAAAAAGAGAAGGATTTGGAGGAGTTCAAGCTAGATTTATTCGGGATAGTCACTAAGATAAGGTATGGGACTCGTCATGGTAGAGAAGGATTATTGTTCCCTGATTTATCAAAAGAATTAAATAAATACGATCTTGACGATTAGGGAGTCTTCTTGAAATGGGTATCCCTGGTAAAGGTAGCGTAAGCAGCATAAACAATAATTACGTTACCGATAATCCTGTCTACCCAATCAGGGTCACCAGATAATAGGGTGACGGCATAACCGAAAACTAGTGTTGAGAACCCGTTGGTCTTGGAAGTTAAGGCTTCCCCAAGGTTCTGATTGAAACCAATGACTTTCTTCTGGCCGATAGGTGAATCTTTAAAGGCAGAGATAGCAGCAGTAATTACGGGTATGAAGTTCATATTATATCTCCCAGTGAGGGGCGTCGAGAAAATCTTTAAATTCGCCACCCCATTTAACGCTAATGTTTAATTGTGAGGCAACACCTTGTACAAAACCGGCAAACTGATAGAACCTGTTGATATCCTCCCAGTCTATTGGGTAGGGAGCAACGTCAACAGCTTTAGAGGGGTAGGAGTTGTGTTTAGACCGAGGGTATCTTGCTTTAGACTTTCCTTCTTGAAAGGCTTTATTTTGCCTCCCTTCATCCCTGTGACCGTCGAGGATAGTGCAGTCTACATGCTTGATAACTTCATTGAAAAGGTCTTGAAGGTCTTTCTCGCAAGTGACCAGTCTATTTCTGGATTTATCAGAGAATTGAGGCATTTCTGGACCTTATTTGTTGTATTTGGTTATAACCGTGTTTCTTATATCCCTAACATCTTTTTTGATGTCTCCGAGATATAGATTAGTATTAGCAATATGTTCAGCAAATCGTTGATCCTGGAAGGCGTCGTGCTTCTCTCCTTGGTCAATACGTTTATCAAGATCGAAATAAGCTGTGAGGGCTGCGAATATGACCATTAACATCGTGAGTATATGTCCAATCTGGATCTCTTTTCTGAGATGCCATCTATTGTCTGGCTTTCTTCTATCCATTTTTTTTTCCATAACTTCTCCTGCGGGGGGTACAGAAATTGGGTTAGAGCAAGGACAGGCTAATTCGTTTTTAGCCAATCCCAAGTACTTTACTGAGTCTAAATATAGTGCTGTTACCGTCCGTTATCGGTTCTTAGAGGTGATTCAGGGCGGGTGGGTAGGTGAGTCCTCTGGACGGTTTATTGGGCTCTCAGGGGCTTACAGGAGCCCTCAAAAGACGTTCTTTGATGGGACTTTCGGGGTGGTCAGACTGTTAAACTATCAAGGCCGTCAATTAGATGGAAATAAACAATTTAACTTCTCTCTGGGAATTGGGAGGAAGTTTGGTGATTTAAGTGTAATGGTTAAATTCCGTCATTTTAGTAATGGCAATTCCAAAGGGACTAATTGGGGTCAGGACTTTATTTTACTTAATGGAATAATAAAATTTTAAGCGATAATCTCCATTGCAAAATATGTTTTATGACCAATCCCGCTATTCACGACGTTTAAAGCGCCGCCACTGTTTTGAAATACAGCCAAAGTGAAATAATCATTAGCGGCAACAGTAATAGGGGGCGTTGATATATTATGAGAAACCCCGCCGCTGCTTGTTGCCTCTTCGCGGACTTCCGCTAAACCAACAACCCCTGTTGGTGTTGTCGTTTCATCGTTTTTCGACATTCTAACTTCACGATACCCAGTAGCATTAGCTGCCCATAACACTTGTGCGTGTAATTTTATCTTTGTTACACCAGAAGGAACCGTTAATCTTTGGTTGTTGGTAACTGTATCATGGATACTGTCCGTATCTTCGTCTTCAGTATCAAAAGCCAGATGAACATATGTTGAAGTAGCGATTGATTGGTTTGCACTATGATATACCAATGCGCCCTTTGAAGTAGGGCCAACAGAATCATTTTGATAATTAGTACAAAGCCAATTACCACTTCCAAGACTGATAAATTCCGCTACGTCTCCAGCTTGGGTGACAATATCTACATTCCCGGGAAGGATAAGAGATGTTGCATTATAGGTAAGCGTAAGAGATCCATCGAACTGAACAGTTCTTTTTGTCCCGGCTTTTACCGTTCCAAGACCTGTAATCGTAGTCGTGCCAGTGATATCTACGAAGTTCCCCGTTGCTGCGCCGATATCTGTCGTGGTTGCAGAGGCAATGTCTGCGCCTTTCGCCTCATCAATAGAGCCTGATAATATATCTATCCCGGTAGCATTTAAGCCGGACACGGTAATAGATGGATTATTCCCTGTGGCGGCATTGGCGATAGTTAAATCATTAACCGCACTAGCAGTGGTCGTGAATTGAAGGATTTCATTCTTATTGGCGTCAAGAATCCCAGTTGAATTCAATGAAAGGATATCTGCTCCACCAATACGGAAGTCTATTCGATCATCCGTATCTGCGGTTATCGTAGTATCTCCGTCAGTATCAAGGATTAACTGGTTTCCGTCGAAGTCAATATCACCCGTTATTATCGTTTGTCCGTCTTTTGAGATAGACTGAGTGAGGGCGTCTACAATGTCCTGCATGGTAGTGTTGAAGTCTGCTGACTCGATTAGAGTTCCTGAGACCGCTGGTGCTACCGAAGTAGCTGTGAGGGACATCGTCCCGCTCCCGTTTCTCGGCATTACTGTACCTCTCTTGCTGCTGGCTGTGCTGATGCGGCTGCGCTGGCCTCTCTTAATAGTTCAAGAGCGACTCGACCCTTTTCATTGGTCGCGGGAAGCTTGAGGGCTGCTTCTAATTTCTTTGGATCTTCCATCATTTCGCTTACCATTTCCTTAATTTTTGGAGTGACGTCTCGATTTAGTAATTTAAGCCCTGCGTTGGCAATTACGATAGGTCTTGAGAGAATGTGTGGTAAAGAGAAAGACATTTCCTGAGTTAATTCGTCCATTACTGACTTCACGCCACCGGCTATGTCTTTGTATTTAGCTTGCTCTGCGAGTTCTCTTGCTACCCGATCTACGGCAGACACTTCTTCAGGCTTAAGAACTTCCTCTAGCTTCTTGTACCTTGGGAATCCTGTGGCCCTTTTTAATGTTCTAGGGGCTTCTTGTCTTGCAGCAGCAAACACACCAGGGCGTTCTTTTTCTAAGGGACTCATTAACGCTTTAGCAAGTTCTTTGCCTGTTTCCATCCGATTGATTGGCGAAGACATTTTCTGATACGCACCCTGAGCGGCGGAATACATCTTTACGGCTTCTCCAATTTGTTTATCTAAAAGACCTTTGACTTCATCCAAAACTTGGACGTTATAAACTTTCTTACCATCGGTTGTCTTGCCCATCATTTTACTAATGGCTTTAGATAAAGATGAAAGCTCTTTAGGTTTGACACCTTTAGCGATGTCTCGCTTAATACGGTTCAATGGAGCGGTGATGTCTATTTCGCGAGGGCTCCCTGCAATCAATTCATCTATCTTGCTTACTACAGGTCGAATGTCCACATCACTGGTAGACTCCTTAACCATTTTATACATAGGCTGAGTAATCTCCTTTCTTGTAGAAAGGGCTTTTGTCATGTCCTCATCCGTTCCAGCGATAGCATTGATAAGCTTCTCGCGAGTAGCTTGCTGACGGTTAAATATTCCTCTAAGTCTTCCGCCTGACAAAGGCTCTTTGGAAAGCTCTTTTTCAAGATTGACAAACTGACGACCCAGCTCCTCTGGGCCTGCCTCACGAGCTAAAACCTGTCCCGCAGTCCCTTTTCCCCCGCGCGCTAAAGTTTGTGCAATCTGCTCTCTTTCTGGGCCAGCAACTTTTCTTACGACGTCCCCAGCAACACCTCTCATTCCTTTCTCAGAGAGTGGCGAGACAATCTCTCTGGCCCACTTCCCTGCTGCCTTGCCTGCCATTCCAGCGGCGGGGAGAACAGGGCCAAGAGCGGCCCCTACGCCTGCCTGACCGGCCTTCTGCTTCCAGAAGTCACCTTCTTCAGTAATAGGTATGGTTGTCCCGTACAACGCACCTGTACCTGCTGCTGTGCCCAGTTTTCCTAAAGCGGTGGCAGGAGCAGCCATTCTCGCCGCACCAACACCTGGAACTACCGCTCCAGCAACACCGCCAGCGAGACGAGCCCAGTCAAACCCTGGATCTCTACCGGCTTGGTATTTTTGCTCTTGTTGACGCAAAAGTTCAGAAAACCCTTCTTCTGGGATTTCCTCTAAAAGCCCTGTTTTTTCAGCAATCCAGTTATTAAAGGCATCAACATCTTTACGGACTTTCTCAGGAACAGCTTCGTAGAGCATCTGAGAAAGAGCGTCTACAGGATCTCTAAGACCTTTAATAAATCCAGAGAATTGTTCTTTTGTCTCTGATTGATCAAATTGATCGAAAGCATTACTCATCAGGTAAATACCCGTACTTTTCTTTAAATTGAGATCTTATTTCTGGCGTGTTGTTTTGCATTAAAAAATCTACGGCTTGAGGCGGAGCAACCTTTTTAGCGGCCTCTTTAGGTGTTGCTTTTTCTTTAGCGTTTAAATGCTCATATTTGCGCCATATTTTTTCCATTGACTCTAATGCGGCCAACCTTTCCTCTTTAGGAACGCTCCTATCTCCGACTTTAGCAGCCATTTGCTCATACATCAGCCGATCAAAATCAGATTGTGGGCCTTCCATGCGTGGCATCTTAGCCGTCAAGGCTCCGCCTATTGCTTCCAGTTGAGCAGCCTGTTTAGCACTTTCAGTTGACACACCTACCTGCCTTGCCGCCCAGTCTACGGCTTTCCCAATACCGCTTTCAGTAGGCTCACCAGTTTTAAGAATCTTTTTAGCCTCATCAATAGTTTCGCCAATTCCAGTCATGCCAAAGGAGCGTTTTGCTTCAAATTCAGCAGTCTTTTTAGCTCCTGAAACCGCTGCTTGAGTTTTTGGATCGTATTTCGGCGATAGCATTCCTTGAGACTCGTCTAGCTGCCATTTTCCTTTTCTGTGATCAAACACCATAGGAACAGTTTTCCCATCAATCACTACGTCTTTTGGCGTAAAGTAACCGCCTCTATCGCCTTTTTGTGATAATCCTATATATTTAGCCATCTCTGCTGTTTCAGGACTTGAGGCAGCTTGCAACATCGCTTTTTGAGGATCTCCCGGTACGGCAGGGACAGCCTCTTGCATTACCCGCTGACCTTCTGGGAACTCGGGTGGCCCCATTAAGGGTTCTGTAACAGCAGGGGCTCCGGGCGTCCCCATCGCTGTCTTCATAACTGCCTCGCTAAGCCGCTTTCTCTTCTCTTCCTGTTTGTCGATAGCGTCCTGGATTTTCTTCTCGCTCTCTTTCATTCCTTGTCTTGCAAGCAAGGCTTGGCCAATACTTGTAAGCCCCTGAAGGGGAGAATAAGGGACAGCCTGGGAGTATTGGCCTCCAGTGTATTGGGTTCCTTGAGGGGTTACTGCTTGCTGCATGAGGGCTTCCTGAAGCCTTCTGCGGCGCATTTCCTGATTATAAATACTTTCTGCTTCCATCACAGCATCCCGTAATTAACTGCGTAATACCCGTTAGGCATGGTAATGACGGCTTCTGGTCTAACTTCTAAGACCTCCTGAGCCATATGACCTACAGACCAATCCTCGCTCCATAGGTATTTAAAGAGGTAAATAGGAAGGCCAATGGCAGACTCACCTATTTTAATAATGTTTTTCTTAAGCCTTTGGTCAGAGAGCATGGGAATTGCTGCCGCACCAAGCGAAAATAACCCCTGCATCATTGCGTTCTTTTGGGCTTGCTGGGCGTTATAGCCGCTCATATCCCATTGGCCTTGCTGTTGGGCTGCACCCATGTAGTCAGCGCCAGGAATGGCTTGTTGGTTATAGAATTGATTAAAGGAGGGACTCTGAGGAGAAAACATACCTAAAGCGCCTAACTGCTGTCCTCTTCCTGCGAGTTCGGCACCATATTCCGTTCCTGCCTGTTGAGTAGCTGATATTTCGGCCTGTTGACGGGCGTCCGTTTCTCTTCGATCTAGCTGCTCCATTTCACGATTATAGGCTTCTGAACCTACCGGAATGCCTTGAGCAACTAATTGAGACCTTTTTGACTCCCTCGCTCTGCCGATATCCGTTCCAACCCTCCCCATCATAGCTTCCATAACTCGCTCTCGGTTAGCGCCAAATTCAGGAGCAGCCTGGCCTAGCATGGATGCCTTTCCGGCTTGGGTTATGTCGAATAGCTGCTGTTGTCCGGGAGAAAAAGAGACATTTTGAGACCACTGCCCGTCTGGGCCTTGCTGCCAAACGCTCGACCCAAAAGGATTGTACTGAGAGGCTCTGTTAGCCGAGGTTGCGGCTTCCGCGCCTGCCAAGTTGCCTGCTGCCGTGGCCTCTGCTGCGCCCGTAAAGTCCGGCGCGGGGGGAGGGCTTCCACCACCAAAAAGACTTGAAAGGGGATTAAGCCCCACCCCTTCTAAGCCGCCAAGTACTGAGCCAACCCCTCCGCCTAAGAATTGCCCCGCCGCTGAGCCTGTGAGTGGATTATCAAACATTCCCATTATAAAACTCCGCCTTGTTCATATACATAATCATTTGCTACCCATCTGACCTTTAGGTCAGCCGTGTTAATTTTTAAGCCACCTGAGACTGAGTACCCTACATTGTCCTTTGGTGAAGCCCATTGACGAACCACCTCAAGCCCTGCTGCCCAATAGGTTTCATCCCAGTTAGCCGCGCCCCATGTTGCCCCAGAGAAAACAGAGTAAGATGATGTCCCAGTTATCGGGTTGTCGGAAAAGTCGATATCAAACCCTGTCAGAAACGAAATACCACCATTTACTCTTAAAAGTGGCCTGTATAAAGTAAACCGTTTTTGCTGTGAGGTATTACCAAAGTAATTAAACGCCGTTTTCCCAATAGCAATTATCTCATCGCCATTATCGTTCGTTCCTGTCCATGCTTTCTGGACTACTGTTGAAGCACCAAAATAAAGCTCTCCGTTAAATTCAGCAAAACACTCCCCGTCCCATGAATCGAATTTGCACCATGCGCCAGTGATGGTGTTCATCACAAACTGAAAATGTTCTCCACCCTCAATATGTGGAATATTGAAGATAAGAGCGGTTTTTAAAGGAAGGTAGGTTATATCCCACCCGAATTTTGAGGAATATGATTGCGCCTCATCGTTGAATGCGTTGTTGATTTTGTCAGTAAGGGCAGATCGAGAATCCTGGGATTGAAGGGCGATAGATAGCGGGTAAATCCCTGCTTCGGTGACAACGATAAGATCGCCTTCATACTTAATATAAGACCGCCTGCCTATCGGCTTTGCTATTCGATAAACTCCCGCTATAACCCAGTTCGCCGCTACTGATGGGTCCGTTCCTCGGTAGACAAGAACCTCTCCTTCGGAGGTCATAAAAACCGCCGCATCGTCAGGACCGTCCCCAGAATCAAAAGACCATGTAGCCATCCACATTAAGTAACCGCCTCTAGTGCAAAAAGAGGATAGGTCGAATTCAGTTAAAGCACCACCTGCGGCACCTGCGGAAAGATACCAGAATGAAAGAGAGGCTTTTTCAATAAAGAAAAGTCGGCCTTTGTATTCATTTACATGGATGATCGAAGTCGTTGTCAAACCTGTTAATGCGGGGCTTGATACGCCTGTTATCGAGGTCCACGTACTGCCATTATAATAAAGTGGAGAGTCAACGCCATTAACAAGTATAAGCCAATTATTCGTACCATCGCCGAAATTAAGATGTTGACACTTTCCGTCAGTAATTGTGACACTTTGGGCACTAGCTGCTCCTGAACTTGATACGTCGTATACATCGGTATCTGACGCAGCAAACAATTTGTTTGTGCCGGACATTTGGTTATAAACCGCCAAAGTCTCAACCGTTCCCGTGATCGTGGTCGCGTGTGCGGCAAACCCGCCCCTTAATTCGCATTCTGTAGTACGAGGAAAGAAGTTAACTAATTCTCTTGCATCAGTCGGTGCCATTTCCGCAAGGGCGTCTCTTGCATTCCATCCTCCCGTAGGCGCTTGAATGCTGAAAACGGTAGATTTTTGCCCTCGGTCTGTTTTTACCCTTCTAGGTATTCTCATAGACTCCAAGATCCCTGAGAAACCACTATTCCGGGAATAGATTCTTTTTCCATCGTATCGGCTCGAAGCGTTCTTTTTATCCCCTGTCTTCCGAGTTCGTTTTGAATCATCTTTTCGTAGGTTACAAAATCCTCAGCATAATCGAAGCCTTTTTCTTTCTTCCACCTCCATCTTAAACCCATCAAAACAATAGGCTCAGGGAAAAGAATTTCGTCCGTATCAGCGTTGAAATATTGATAGGTGATGGTTCCGGCTGAGTTTATGATCCAATTCCATGAGACGTATTCAAAAGCCCACGTATTACCCGCCGGAGGGGTTGGAGTGACATATAATTTTCTTTCCCTGACTCGCACACGATAACGAGGAGACGTAGAGGCAAACCCTTTTTCTGCTTGCCACCCAGGCCCATCAATGACTTGGACGGGAAGGTTTTCTGTTCTATCCCAAAAGGTGTTGTGTTTTATATATCTAAACTTGGCGTTTCTTGTCGGTTTCTGTGCGGTAGCAACAGTCTCAATATACCCCTGACTTTCCGTAGCTACGGTGGTATGAATAGCCTCAAAGGTAAGTGCTTGCCAATCCCCTCTCCCTGACAGGTCGCTTCCTTCTTCTTCTAAAAGAGCGAGGATCTGAAGGACTTGTTCGTCGGTAGACCCTAAAACAGATGTTGGGACCGTTCCAATGTTTGTCCTTCGATAGAACTTTTGAATAATGCTTAAAAGGGATAATGCTGAGGACGAAGCTGCTGGATTAACTACTACTGCCATTTTCCAATTCCTTTATCTTATCTTGCGCTTCTTTAAGTTCTTTCTGAAGGTCTTCTATTTGCTGAAGGTTTTTCAAATGTTGAAGATATAATTTACCAAGAGCTTCTTCTACTTTTTGATCTATCATGCAATAGTCCCTACAGGAATATATCTCGTTAAAGCTCCCGGCAAAGTGACTTTAATAAAATGGGTGGTTGTTAAAGTTTTTGCTCCTATTGCCTCTATGGCATTACCAGTACCGATAGTGGTATTGAATTCTATCATTTCCTCTGAGATATCGGCCTGATCGAGATATAGAACAGGTATTGCGGCGGTTGTAGAGCTTTGATCTATATGTGTTTTAGCCGCAATAGATGAAGCAATACCTATTCCTATGTTTTGAGAGGAGTCTACTGTTAGGGCTGTGGTGCTGTTGGTTGATAAAGTTACTGATCCAGCATCAAGCGCACTTATCTCTAACTCACCAGTTCCTCTATGCAGGAGCTGCGTATTTGTATTTGCGCCGCCCGCCCTTCTTAATGACCATGCGTAGTTTGTATAGCTCGCGTCAGTTATAGCGTCTATTCCAGCAAATCCGTCTCCAGTTCTTCCTGTGCCTATCTCTATGCTTGCTGCTTCAGTCGAAAGCCCTTTACCTACTTGTAATTGATTAGCAGAAACATCTAAGAATAAAGCAGGAGAGGCAGAGGGGCCGATCTTAATATCGGTTGTTGATCCACCACGGATAGGGTCAAATAAGGTCACTTCATAACTTTCTGTATCCCCACCATAAGCAATAGAGATGTCATATTGGCCATCTGCTGCCCAGAATTCAAACTCACCATCGTCCGTGGTTGCTATGGGTTGAGTAATGACCGTAGAACCGTTGTCAGAGTAGATCGTGGCCTCGACTGCCGTCCCTCCATCGTAAACGTAAACAGAAGCTCCAGCGACAACTTCCCCACCTCTGGTTAAAAGGGTGTTTTTATGCGACTGCATCTTCTAATTTCCTACGAATGGTGGCTTCTTTCATTAGGTGGTGGGGCTTTTTACCGAATTTCTCGATATATTGTTCTTCGAGAGACTTTTCCTGCAAGACGACTGTTTTTTCTTCCTTGAAAGAAAATTTCGTTTCCTTAGGAGAAGATTCTGGGATTTCCTCTTTATCCCATTCAATCTTTAAATCCTCTCCGGTAATTTCATCATTGTTAATAGTGACTTCCGTGAGCGGCTGAGACTGCATGGAGCCTAGCCTTTGAGTCAATATTTCCAATTTGTCGGTAAGGTTGGAGATTGTGGCGTTCTGCTGGGCGATAGTCTTTTTAAGTGAGGCGTTCTCCATCACTAATGGCCCGGTGTCTTTTGTAGCCTGCACGTATGCCTTGGCTTTGTTTTTAAGCTCCAGCCCGCCCATTCCTAGCCTGCGTAAGCCTTGATCGTTCACAAGAGCCAGGTCTTCAATGGTTAGAATATTCGCCGCCAGGAGGGTTTTACATTGCGCCTGAGAGATGGCTGACCAATTCTTGACCGAAGTACCGTTTAACGGCATTTCTTCTCCCTGCTTCCATTTTTTATATCCTTCTTGCCAGAGATCGAGCCATTGCTGAGGAGTCCTGCCATTTCTGACATTCACCTGAACCTGACTAAACCACTTTTCAACTTTCTGTTCGTAGCAATCCTTGGAATAAGGTGGGGTCACTAAAACCCAGTCAACGTCTTTGTAAATAATTTGTCCGGCTTCCCTTGAAGCTGCTTTGTCTTCAATAGCCCGTTTTTCAAACCTGACTAAAGGGGGTCGCTCTTCTCGATCTAGTACATCACCTACTGCCATAAATCCTCCTAAAAAGAAGGGGGCCGAAGCCCCCTAATGTTATGCGGCTACTGCATCATCCATAAATGGACGGTCAATTTCAAATTCTGCTTGACCAGCAGCAGGCGTTCCAATAGCGGAAGCACCTTTAGCGCGTTTTACTCGATCACCCGCTACAACGGCATCATCAATGGTGCCTGCTGTGGCAGTTGCGTAGACGTTGCCATTATCGGCAAAGCCAGTTGCACAAAGACCTACAGCCTTACCCTGGATCTGGTACCAGCCATATTCACTTGCTACACAAGCGGACATAGCAACAGCAACAGGCCCAATGGCGTTAGCTGCCAACAGGGTTGTCGAGTAGTCATCTGCGTTATAAGTTACCCACTCACCTACGACGGTGGATGCGAGACCCTGAAGATAGATAAACTCGCCTTCTCCGTATGAAGGATCATACGCAGTAACGATTTTACCTAGCGGGTGATTCTGGGTGGTGGAGTTAGTGGCAATCGCCTGAGCGCCTGCCAATGGGGTAGTGATATGATAAGCCATTTGTTTCTCCTATATAGACTTATTGCGTGTATTTGGTGTTGTTAGAGTCTTTTCTACTGACCATCCACGGCTTAATCTTCTTCTAATACAAGCAGCAGACAAGCCAGTGTAGTCGGCCCATTGAGATGATGTCTTTTTCTTTCCGTTGAAAGTAATAACAAGATTTGTTCGCCTATTATTACCCTGCTCTTTCCTTGTGGCCCATCGACAATTCTCTTTTGAATATCCGAGCGAGTTGTTTATCCTATCAAGCGTCTTGGATGGTGGACGATTACCCATGTCTTCGTAAAAGTTGCTGAAATCCAGCCATCTCTTACAGACTGTAATTCCTCGTCCACCATAGCTATGGTAAGCCGTATTATTTGGATTTGTGCATCTTTGAATCATTGTTGCCCAAGTCCTATAAATTTTCGACTCACATAAGCCATGTTTAACAGGTTTTATCTTTGTTAAACACCCGCATGATCTGGTTCCGCCCTTACCCTTTAAAGCCTTACTTAAAGAATGGCTAGAAACGATAATTTTGTTACCACAATCACATTTACACAGCCAACAAGCCCTTTTCACACTTCCTTCGACTTTATTGGCTACTCGCTCGATTACTACTAATTTACCCACTCTTTGACCGATTCGGTCAATTACAGTTAATCCTCTTGGCTTCATGATATACTCCAATACAAATAATGTACTGTTTAGTATATCACTTTACCCACCTAATATCACGTTAAGTTATTGATATTTATTCTACTATGACGCTTTGCTGCGAACGATTGCTACACGTCATGTTACCCATCCAGATCAACGGAACCACAACACCATCCTGGTTGATAGGACGCTGTTCGTCCATTACTTCCAGATCGGCGTCACGATGCACACACAGACCCAAATACTGCGTATTCAAAAGGTATGCGTGTGAAGCAGGGATACCAGAACCACCGTCGTACAGAACATCAGCGTTCTTATACTTCAGGGTAATGAAACCCGCGCTTGCGGAGTCTTCCTTCATGTACCGTTTAATCGAGGTCTGAGAGTTCTCAAAATACTGGTAGTATACTGAGTCCATTACGATTAAATCCGGTTGGTCAGACGGGCCGCGATCTACTTCCAACCATGCTGGTAAAAGCATATTGTTTTCTATCGTGGTCGAGCTTGACGTTACTGACTCGACAGAACAATCAAAGAAATTGTTCCCCCAGAATGTGTAAACAGATGAATCAATACCGCCTACCGTTCCTGCGCCTGCGTCAGCCACGAGAGCCTGAAGACCGTTTATCTGATTGGTTGCGGTTCCGTCTGAATACATATCAGAAGAAAAGTTATTCGCAAATGTCCTCAGAGCATTCTTCATCTTTCCTTTCGCAAGAGAGGTGATTTTTGACTGGCCAGAGTTAATGCGAAGTTCGCGACCACTTGAAACCACGTTCAATGCAATCTGACGCCACTGGTATTCAGCAGCACTGATGACATCTGAAGCCTGGATATTCAAGGTGTCCCAATCGGAGTAACGCTGGTATGTACCATTTTCTGCGTAATCCAACGGGGTCACGATAGTTAGTCCACCATCGTCTTTCGTGTAATTGCCTTGCTTTACAATATACTTATAAAGCGCGTTACGATTGCTTACGTTATCAGCAATCTCTTTTCGGTGTTTACGGAACGTAGTGGACACCAGCTCCGTAAAGGTACTGTTTGGTGATGCCATTATGGCCTCCTATTTAACGGGATTGAATCTCTTCATAAAGAGAATTTAGTTCGTCATCGTCAAACATTTTTCCTTTAGACCCTGTAGGAGCCTTATTGGTGTTACTTTTGACATTCGTGGATTTGGCTTTCTTGGCTTTTTCGACTTTTTCCTGTTTCTCTTTTTCGAGTTTCTCTTGCTTGTCTTTTTCAATACGAGCAAGTTCTTTCTCGCGAGTCACCGGGTTGGCCCAAATAGCCTTCTCATAAGCTTCTTGTAACGTCAGTCCTGTATTAATAAACGGAACAATATCATCTGCGACATCATCAAAAAACTCATGATCGGAAGCAAAAGCCTCTACTTCCTTCATTGCCTTAGCCTGCTTTTCCTGTAAGGATTCTTGCTGACTTTGGCTTACAACTTGTTTTAACTGGTTAATTTCGTTTTGTAACTGTGTTACCTGTTCGGTTGGTTTCGCTCCATCTAAGCTGACACCATAAGACTGTGCCAACTGATTGATCATATCTACTTTGTCTTGATCGGTTTGTGCGGTGGATAATTTGTAATGGGCGTTCATTAAATATTGAACTGCTGTCTTTTGATCAACCCCCTGCGATTGTAAAAGTTGATCAAAAGGCGTTAATACGTCCCTTAAATCCCTGCCTAATGTAGCATCTTCTTTTGCGACATCGATACCTTCTCGCATCTGTTGTTCACGTAGTTCAATATATTCCTGTGCTTCTTTTGGAAGAGCAGACCATGTTTCGTGCATCTCCTTCTTCCATGATTGAGGAGCAGATTTTACTTCTTCTGGTTTTACTTCTTCTGTTTTTTCTTCAGAATCTACCTCTTCAGTCTTTCCAACTTCTTCTTCAACCGTCTCGTCAACCGTTTCTTCTTCTATTGTGTCACCGCTATTAAAAAGGTCTGCGGCAATACTTTCCTGTGCTTCGTTCATGTCGAATTCGCTGTCAGCG